GCCTTATGGTACTAAGAAGAAGTGGGCTTACAATACTATGGCTGACATTGTGGTAGAAACTGGGATGGCTCTATGGATGGTACTATGAAATATAAAAAACTAAAATTAAAAAAGGCAATAAAAAAACAAAATGAAAATGTTAGCACAAGTTATAATCTTAATGTTTACTACACTTATTCTAAGTAATTGTTCTCAAGGGTGGAGCGTAGGTAACCTACAACTTACTCCTGAAGACACTTCCTTTATGGTTGTCGTAGACCAAGACTCTACAATACATCATTACGAAAAACCTGCTTACTTAGAAGAAAATTCTTGGTGTGTAGACCATAGACAATGGGAAATTGTAAGGAAGAAATGAGTGAGAATAATGGAGCTAGGAGTTATAAGAGTGAAGTTGTTGGTGATAGCATGGCTATTACTATTAATTTTAAATGGCTTATGCAACTATGCGTTTTAACTGGAGGAATTGTTTATGGTTACTGGCAAATTGAATCAAGGATTAGAAGCCTTGAAGATAAAGTTCTTGCTGCTAATGACAACATTGGGAGTCTACTTGATAAACACATCGTGGAAGAACGGTCTGAACGAGAAGAGTTGGCAGAGAAAGTAAAGTTTTATGAAAAGGAGATTAATCTAAACCCGATGAGTTGGGGTAAGCGGAGAAAGAAGTAATGGATTTTTTAGCTGTATACGCAGAAGCTGGAATGATAGGTGTTGTAGGGGTTATGTTTGTGTATCTGGTAATAACTCTAAGTCAGAAGTCTACTAAGCAACAAGAGACATTAAAAGATTTAGAAATAGAAAACAAAGGGCAATCGGAAACTCTAGAGAACATGGAAGGTATTTTAATTAAACTTGTTGATAGGTGGAACAAATCAGATGAGACAAGAGATAGAAGGAATGAAGATTTAATGAAGGAAGTTAACGACATGTCAGACAAGATAAGCTACCTTTCTGGTAGAATTAATGGAGGTAGTCGTGGATAGTTTAAAAGTTTCAACAAGTAGTTTTGGTTCAATGGCAATAGTGTTTATGGATTTACTTCCTTATACGTTAGGTATCATTATAGCTTTAATGAACATTGTTTACTTGTATCATAAAATTAAAAAAACAAAGGAATCATAAATGAATATTAAAGGAATGTTAGTTAAACTAGCAGAGGAACAAGCAGACAAAATAGAAAAAGAAGTCATGAATAAAATTGAGTCAGAAGCTTTTGCTGAAGACCTTGCTCAAAAACTAAATGACAAGTATGATATTCCTTTTGTCAGAGAAGAAAAAGAAGGTGCGTTCTTTCTTTCAATAATTGGAATAATGCAATCTATGGTAACAGGTTTAATAAAAAGTAAAAAGTAATGGCAGTACCTGTACGAGTTCAATCTACAATGCGCAGACTAGGTCTACGTGGAGTAAATAGACCAAAGCGCACACCAAGTCATAAAACAAAAAGCCATGTTGTTATGGCTTCCAGGAGTGGTCAATACAAAGTAGTTAGGTTTGGGCAACAAGGTGTACGTGGCGCAGGTAAGAGTCCTAAAAGCAAGTCACAAAGAGCAAGAAGAACTGCGTATTATGCGCGACATGGTAGAACTACAAATAAATTTTCAGCTAAATTTTGGTCTAATAAGGTAAAATGGTAATGAAAGTCAAAGGTATCAGTATTACAGGTATTAGTAAACGGCAAGTCAGCGCAATGCGTAAACACGCTCGGCATCACACTGCAAAGCATTTACGTTCTATGGTCAGTGCTATGCGGAATGGAAAAACTTTTAGTCAGTCTCATTCCAACGCAATAAAAAAAGTGGGAAAATAAATAAAAGTGCTAGTTTCAAAACAACAATATTTAACCAAATTAGGAGATCATAATGCCATATAACTACGGAAAAAATAAATCTAAAAAAGTTAAAGTAAAGAAGAAAAAAGTTAGTCGTAAGATGAAAAGAAAATGATACATCAAGAACAAATGCAAGGCCTGATTAAACGTGTTTTACAGAAGATAGATTTATATTCTCCTGAAGCGGCAGAGTTTGTGTATAATATTGGCTTAGTAGAATCAAAATATATTTACTTAAAACAAATTAAAGGACCTGCACGCGGAGTATATCAGTGTGAACCTTGGGTTGGTGTAGACATTATCCAAAATTATTTGCAGTATCGAGAAGATTTAATGAAAAAAGTTGCTAAGGCTTGTTACTTAGATTGGTCACATTTTACTGCTCCAGTAGAAAAAGATTGGGAATATATTTTAACAACTAATCTTGCAGCTCAAATAGTGTTTTGCAGATTGCATTTACGTAGAATACCAAAAAAACTACCTAGAACATTAGAAGATCAATCCAAACAATGGAAGCAATATTACAATACCGCAAAAGGTGCTGGTACTCCAGAAAAATATTGTGAGATAGTACAAAAATATGGATGATTCTGAAAAAATAGAAAACCTCATTAATTTAATGCATGAATTAAAAGAATTATCTAAAAAATTAGAAGATCCTCGCACAGACATAGATATGGTTTTAGGAGCGATAATTGCGTTAATTATATGCGCAGATGTTCCTGATGTAACCATTTTACCTACTAGTAGTATAACTAATGAGATAGCAAAAGCATGAGTTACTTAACCGCATTCTGTAATATAACAACCGATTTACAAGCAATTGTTAGTGATATAGATCGCTATGATCGTAAACGTGTATTAATTTCAAACTGGACAGTTCCATCAAGCAATTTATATCGATTACATAATACTGGTTACATTGAAAATCTATATAAAGATGGCTTAGAATTAACCAAAGTTTCTGACACACCAAATGCAGACAATGAATTTAAATACAATGAAGCATCTGATTTTGTAGATGTCTTTTTAGCTTCTAGTTCTATTAGCGCATTTAATTCTAGTGTATGTGAAGCAGGACAAGATTGGGAAGATTTAAAAACACGAGTTGTAAAAGAGCAAGCCGATCATATGCGCAGTTATTTAAATAGACCTGTCTACAAACGTGGTAATAGTAATTATCAAGGAGCATCAGGTAGGCCATATGACTTTATTATCATACGATGCAATGCACTATTAGCCTGCGCTGATTTAGTGCGCAGTCAGGATATGCAACAATCACTTCTACTTGAAGAGCAAGTATTAGGTGATGATGGTATGCTAACTAAATTAAAATCGCGTGAGTACGTGATGTGGAATGAGACTAGTTTTAGATCTGAGTCTGGCGTTATTAGAGAAGTGAGTGTGAATGCAAATAGCACTGGTTATATTGAAGACGTAAAAATGGATGGACCACCAAGCACTGATTATGATGAAGTGCGCGTTATTATTAGTAGTGCAGGTACTTTTGCACCTGGAACTGCTTCTACAGTTAAATACGATGTCTTCACAAAAAATGATACAGGATTAAAACGTCACAAGTCAGTGGATGCAGAAACGATGAATGGTGATTACCAGTCACTTGCATATGGCGCATCTATACGATTTCAAGCAGGCGTATATACTGTTTCAGATGAGTGGTCTGTTACCTTCCAATCTGATGAAATACAAATAGGAACTGTACGCAGTGGGCAGATATATAGATAATGCCCATTACATTTAATAATGTTATCTATGATCGAGTTATTGATAATTTACATAGTCTTATTGCTAATGAATTTGGTATACAGATTTTTTATGATGAGCATCAATCTAATCAAAGTTTTTTATTACAGCCTATATCGGATGATCTTAACGAAGAAATTCATACAGGAATGGTACGCAATTATACAATCCTTATTAGTTACCAAGTGGATTTCGCAGGTAATTATACAAAAGAAAGTTTTCGACAGATTTCACTAGTAGCGGAAAGAATGAAAAGACTTATTTATAATAACAGAAATTATAGTGTATCAGGGACAAGACAATTTTATAATGCTGTCATTGAAAACACTATATATGAGCGTGATGAAGACAATACAGACTTGTTACGCGCGAATATGACTGCTGTAGTGTCAGCAATGGAGATAATAGGATGATGTATAAGGCAAAGAAATCATATTTTGACTTGAAAGATAGTGAAAACTTTAAAGCTCATTGGAGCAATAATAAGCATATACTTTTAATGAAAGGTCTTGCTGTGGATATCACATCTGTGCCAAAAGAATTAAAACAACATCTTGAAAAGATAGATATAAAAAAGAAATCAAAGGAAGGTAAGTAATGGCTACAAATTTTCAATCACGTACAGACATATCTGTTGCTATTGGTAGTTCATCAAGCAATGTTGGGTTAGGAACGGCTCATGCAAATAGTGACACTTGGAATTTTTTACAAGTAACAGATTTTAATATTCAACATGTAGGTGCTACAATAGATGTAGGTCCTAATAAAAATGGTATATATGGTCAATTACAAAGCCAAGGACATCATCGTCCAGATACAATGATGTATGAAGTCACACTTACGATGCGTGGAACGGCAACCGCAGTATTAAAATCTTGTTTATCTTTATTTAGTGAAGGATCCAGTGCAGCATCGCTAACACCTGTTTCTAGTACAGGAGTAATGAAGCATGGTGTTAATACCACAGATGCAGTCACTTTATTATTTAAAAATGGTGGTTCAGATGTAAGCAATATAAGTTCAGTAATGATAGGTTGTTTTTGCACGTCAATGACTCTACGAGAAGCAGTAGACTCTAATGGTGGTGAAATGGTTGTAGAATCCACATTTGTTACTGGATATAGACCAATAGAAAATACATTGGCTGCGTCTTCTGAGGTTCTAGATACTGGCGGAGTAAAAAACATTTTCTCACTTACAACTACGACATTAGATTCTGTTGCATTAATATTAAGCTCTTGGGAAATTAATATTACAAGACCTTTAGAAAGAGTTCATCATATTGATACATCTAATTTTAATCCATTTGGTTATGTCCAACCAGGACCATATGAAGTAACTGGAACATTAGTCGCAAAAAGAGATGATGCCCTTGAAGATATAGCCGATCACCTAAAAGGAGATAGCACAGGCATTGGAATCTCTATTACTTCAGGTGACGATTTTATTTTAACGCTTCCAGATGTAATGATTGATAATTCTACTGTAGAAAATGGTAATTTTATGCTTCAAAGTATACCTTTTAGAGCTTTTGCTGCAAACGAGACAGCTTCAATAATTTCAATCACGATCACGTAATACACGCTATTTTCATCGTAGGATGAAACATGAAAGTAAAAACAGAACATGGTACATTTGATGTACCTGACATTAGTTTTAAATCACGCAGAGAGTTGCACAAGCTAGAAGTAGGTGCTGTAACAGTTAAAGGATCTATTAATACATCAAACTTTTTAAGTGTACTAGACTGGATACTTAATTACTCATTTACCAATCCAGAAAAAGATTTGGGTGCGCTAGATGATAATGAAATTGATGAAGTCTTAATGGCAATTTATAACGCGTATAAACAGCCAAACAAAAAAAAGTAATAATGCACCGAGTTGCTGTGTGGATGAGCTATAAACAACAACCCACACGCAACTTATCATTTCCATACATTGCGCAGTCTCCGACTCTTAAAAAAAACATTACCTATACGGAAGAAGAGCTATGGGCAGAGATTGATCGGATTATAGATAGTGACCATGATGGGAAATTTACGCTTGGTGCTACGTTATATTACTCATTGGTATTCTGCGCTGACTCATCGTACTTTCACACACCTGAAGCTATATTTGCGCTTGAAGAGTACATGGCTATGAAAAGGTTCAATTTACCATTGGCTACAACGATAGATAATGCAGATTATCATCGCTTAGTCATCTTTTCAGCTATAGATGAAGAATTTAATGCATTGCAAAAAGAAGATATGAAGAAAAATAATGGCTGAAAAAAAGTTTATCATCGAGGTTCGTACTAAAGGTTTTTCACGTGCAACCAAAGACATAAAAAGTTTAGATACCAAGACCAAGAGTTATAATAAAACTGCTAATAATATGCGTGGTCAGACTTCGGGTTTAATTGGATCAATTGGTAGTTTAAGAAATAAAATTTTAGTGTATAGTTTTGCTCTTGGTGGCGCAGTTGCAATAATGAATAAATTTGTTCAAGCATCATCTGGTTTTCAAGATGTAAAAACAAGGTTAGTTGGTTTAACTGGCAGTGTTAAGGAAGCCGAGATAGCATTTAAAGCATTTAATCAGGTAGCCGCTACTACTCCATTTCAATTGCAAGATGTGGTCAATGCAGGTGCGCAATTGCAAGCGTTTGGCTTAGACGCTAAACTAACCTTACGAGCTACAACAGATTTGGCAGCCTTTATGGGAACGACTGCAACTGAAGCAGCTAGTTCACTAGGTCGTGCGTTTGCTGGTGGAGCTGGCGCGGCTGATATACTCAGAGAGCGTGGAATATTGCAGTTAATTAAAGACTCTCAAGGCATTACTGATTTATCAAAAATAACATTACCAGAGTTTAGAGTAGCTTTACTTCAGGCAATGACCGATCCAGATGGTCGTATTTCAGGTAGTGCAGATCGACTATCTAAAACTTTTTCAGGTGCAGTGACCAACATGCAAGATGCTATGCTACGTTTTGCTGCGCAGATTGGAGAAAATCTTTTAGGTCCATTAACAGCAGTAGCGCAAGGGGCAGAAACTTTTTTTAGATCTTTAGATCCAAAAAGAACTGCGGAAATTGCAACAAGTATTGGTGTTTTGGGTAGTGCGTTTGGTATTCTAAGAATACAAGCACTATTAACAACCGCAGCATTTGGTGGATTTATGAAAATAGCAAAGGCTATTGCCTTAACTGCGACTGTACTTGGTGTAGATAAACTGTTTCAATTACTAGGCACATTTGATCATTTGAAAACAAGTGTAGATGATTCGACAGGCGCTTTGGAAAATCAAAACGAACAGTACGCAGAATATTTAAAAACACTTGGTCAAGTCTCCATAGCAGTAGATACAATGGCTACACGAAATGCCACAACACAGAAAACTATTGATTCATTAGTGGAAGGTTATAGAGATCAAGTTGCAGGTTTATTAGCGCAAGAAGCTGCACTCAATGGTCTTAGTTTAGTAGAGCAAGAGCGTATAAGAAATTCTGGAAAAACGAGCATTAACATGGAAATAGCAATTAACCAAGTAGAAATTATAACTGATCGTATAAATAAAAGAATTGCAGCAGAAAAAGAATTAGATAAGCTAACAAAAAGTAAGGCTCAACAAGAATTAGATGAGATGCAAGCTGAATTAGACGAAGAAGCGTTTTTAGAAGAACAAAGACAGGAGACATTTAAAAAAGCAAAAGACGAATTAGATGATTTAAATAAAGAAGCTGGGAAAGGCGTAGCAAAGAGCATTAAAGACAGTGCTGCTAGTGCTAATCAATTTGCTAATAGTATTTTAGCGGCTGCAAGCGCAATGGCTATGCTGCGTGGTGAATCTGAAATGACTAAAGGTCAAATATTTCAAATGGTAGGTAAACTTATGATGTTAGTACCAGGTGGTCAAGTACCTGGTGCTATTGTACAATCAGTAGGAATGTTGGTTGGTCACACTGGTGGTTTAATAAAAAATAATAGTATTCAAAGATTTGCGCAAGGTGGACAGGTGCAAGGACAGGATAATGTTCCTATCATGGCGCAAGCAGGTGAATTTATAATGAAAAAATCCGCAGTACAAAATATTGGAGTTCAAAACTTAGCAAACATGAATAGAAGTGGTAGCGGTGGTGGAGTGACAATTAATATATCAGGTAATATGATTGGGAATGATGAGTTTGTGAGAGATAACTTAATTCCAGAAATACAAAAAGTTAGTAATCAAGGTCTTGCATAGATGGCGTTATCCAATGCACCTACAGAGTCTAACATTACTGAGAACTGGGCATTTGAATTTACCGCTGATAATAAAAACTGCATGGAATTTAGCAATGGAGATTCTAATTATTTAAATTTTGGCGATATACTAGAAAAATATAATAGTTTTACTATTGAGCTGTGGATGTGGGCAGATGTAGGTGATAGTATGCCTATTCTTTCTCTAGGGCATAATGATAGTAGCGATGAAGCAGAAGCAACGAATGCCGTATTTGTCTTAAGCACTTCTGCTGCATCTAGTGCAGTTGACATAGCTCTTAATTACGAGCATGGTGATGGTACAGCCGCTAATACATTAGACGATGATATTGCGTTAAGTCTGAATAATTGGCATCATATCGCAGCAACAAGAGATAATGCGGACGATAAAGTACGTATTTATTTAAATGGAGTATTACAGCATACATCTAGTGCGCTGACTGATCCCGCAGGTGGAACTTCTACAGATGTAGAATTATTAGTTGGGAGAAATCAAAATTATAGTAGCGGAAATTTTTTTAATGGGAAAATGGCGCATATTCGAATATGGGAAGTGGCTCGAAAAGATGATGAAATACTACATTTTTATAATCGCACTGTTGATAGCACTGCAAGCGGATTAGTAGCCTATTGGAAATTAGATGAGGGCAATGGAGATACAGTCTTTGACTCGAGTTCGAATAGTAATAATGGTACTGTGTTACACGATAATAAAGATACTGGACCTGGTGATGCAAAAGTATGGGCAATAGGTCAGTTTACAGAGTTCATACACTCTTTTGGTGTGGCTACGAGTGATACTGTTATTGACGATAATTTTTATCCAGGAGCAGTATTAAATAATAACGTAAGCCTTCGCGATTCTATTAATATAACTTCGGGTCAATCAACGTCAAGTAATATAAGCTTAAACCTAGCTAATGTTCCTTTCAATGGAATAGACATATATAAAAGAATTTTTAACGGAACTAATAATTATTTAAACAAAGAAGTGCATGTCTATGCTCAGTTCAATGGAGCTACTTCACTTAGTGATTGTCAACGTATTTTTACTGGCAGATTAGTTGATGTTCAAATCAATCAAAATCAAGAACTTTCATTACAAATACATTCTCATAGACCTTGGGATAAAATCTCATTTCCACAAAAAAAACATAGTATTAAGCATATTTATGAACAAACAGTTTATGGTTCATTTCTTTATAGTACTCTAGAGGATAGCGCTTATGGTGGTTTGTATCCAGTCCCAATCATAGATATTACGCAAGGATTATCAACAGAAAATAATGCATCAGGCTCTAGTACAATTGGTAGTGGTTCAATATCTTGTATATTACCAAAATCATTTTCATCGGGAGATAATAATTTTATACATTTACATGTTGATGATTATTTTTTTAAATGCACGCAGGACCACGACAATAATACAGAAGCAGAAGCAACTATTTTTCAAAATGATGTTCATATATTGAAAACACCTAGTAAATTTAGAGCTACTGGTGTGTATGTTCCAAAGTTAGGAACAAATCAGTTTGGTGTTACTATGATGACAAATGATGAAAACCCATTTGAAAGAACATTGGAAGGTAGAATTAATTTTACAACTTTTGCTGAATCAACAATGGATGATGTTAACGATATTGCATTTTTGCAATTTACAAGTTTAAATAAAATTTTTGATAATAGTGCTATTCTTCAGATTGATTTTAGAGTGAAAGCAGATCCATCTAGTAGTCATTCAGGTACAATGCCATATAAATTGGAAATATTTAAAAATGGAAGTACACTTTCAGGAAATCGTATTGGCAATTTTACTAATCAACAGTTAGCAACTACTGGTGATAGCGGTACTACTATACAAAAAGATACAACAAATTTTCAAGCAACTAGCGAAATCCAATCAAGATGGACTGCTCTCTCCTCTGGTGGTGGCCAAAGTTTTACTGCTCATACGTTAAAAATTTATGGTGTTGAGGTTAAAGCATCTATTTACTTATATGATGATGACAGAGATTTATCAACTTTAGAAAATTTAAATTATTTTTATGTTGGCGGTAATGGTTTAAATGCATCTTGGGATGATGGTGCAATTGCACATGGACATGATGCGCACAGAGATTTATTAATGAGATTTGGTGGTTTATCTAGTGATACACCAACGAATTATGCATCGTTGAATACTGATCGAGCTATTGATAATTGGAAAATACGTTACTGGCAACTAGAACCAACTTCGTTAAAAGATAAATTGGATCAGTTAGCTTATGAATTTGGATTTTGCTATAAAATTGATCCAACTGGTTTACTAAAGTACATACATGTTAAAAAATCTAGTGAATTATCTGCTACATTAAATCTTACAAAAAATGATATAAACAATATTAATGTTAGTACAACTGGATTAAGTGAAGTTACAACCAAGATGGAAATATCTAATCATTTACATCCAGCAAAAAGCAATCGGTATTATCAATCCGTTACTGCAACCAATGCTACTACAAGAGTAAAATATAACTTAGGTGATAAAGAAGGGATTAAACAGCAAAATTTAGATATGAATGTTGGAGTAATTCCTACGTCTGCGAATGCAGATTGTAATGCAGATTGGTTTAGCTACTATAATAATATCATTGGTGAAATAAAAATATTAGTACAATGCGATATACTAAATCCAGCAAAAGGTTGCATCCTAGAAACTGGGGATATAGTAACATTTACAGAGTTGCCAGTAGAAATGTTTGGTATAGATTTTAGCACTAGTAAATATTTTATGATTATTGAAACAAAACGCTCGCCTGGCAAGGTTAGTATAACAGCAAGAGAGGTTGGCTGATGGCAAATCAAACTATTAAAACTCCTAGAATATATCCAGACTTAATTAGCTATCATCGAGCAAGAGGTTCAGCTATTGGCGAGGTAAAACCAACAACGGCTAATGTAGATACTATTGGGGTTCAAACTGGCAGTGCGGATGAACTATTTGATCTGCGACCCTTAAATCAAGTTACATTTGACACCTCTGCAAATAATGCGGATCATGTTTTAATTAATATTACTTTTTCAACTGCTAGTTACAAACAAAATTACATTGCTATATTAAATCACAATTTAAATACTGCACTTGGCAAAATTAGAATATTTGCTGGAAACCTTGCAACAGACGTAGATGTAATAGACGCTGGAGCTATTGATGACTCTGGCGATGCACTTTGGAATGGAATTGCATTTACAGAGGTAGTAAATGCGGATACTCGCACTATCGGAGCAAATAATAAAAGTTTAGTTGTTCAGCCAGGCACGGATGGAACTACTATTTTAGCATTTGCTGAAACAAGTTTTCGTCATTGGGCAATCCAATTTGAAGGTGCTAATGGTGGAAGTGGTGCTGATAATGATGAAACTTGGGGATCGACAGATTTACGAGTAGGTGGGATTATGATGGGTGAATATTTTGATTTTCCATTCTCACCTGATTTAAGTTTGACTAGATCTATTGTCTATGATAAAGTAAATGTTGCAGAGTCAGCAGGTGGGCAGCGATATGCGACTTCTACAAATCTTGGTAGAACAGCGACTACTACATCAAAAAGTCCTTTTGCTATAGGTAAGGTATCTACATCAACTAGTCCTCAATATATTTATGGTGGTAGACAATCGTATAATTTAACATTTAGTTATATGCAAAATACTGATCTGTTACCAGTAGAAGCACATACCTATATATTTTCAGATGATTCTGTTATCTCAGATGCCTGGAATCTTGTAGATGGTCCGACTAGACCATTTATATTCTCCATTGATAATACATCAGTTGGATCAAATGCTGAATCGGAACATTTGTTTGCTAGATTTGCACACAATAGCCTAGATATGCAGCAGGTAGCACCTAATGTATATACTGTAAATACTCAAATCGAAGAAGAATTCTAATGTAAAAATAAAACTTGCATAGTGTTGACAACACATGTTAATATCTGTCAACAGTTATGAAGACTTTATTAGAACATATGCAAGCAACTGGGTTTAGTCAAAACCAATTAGCACGTGAAATTGCATTAGATAAGTCTATGCTTTCTCTTATGATGCGTGGTAAAAGAAAGTTTCGACATGAACATAAAGTTCGTATTTCTCGCGTATTAGGCCTAAAGATAGATTTCATCAAATGGCCTTATTAATTATATATAATCTTTGGGCAGTTCTGATTGAAGTAGCGTTTATATACCTACTCTCTCTCTCTCTCTTTTGCGCTATTAGGAACTGCCCATGTTTTTAACTATCCACATTAAAGATAAAAAAGATAGAGTTCAATTCGCACAAGAAGTCATAAAAATTTTGGGTGAATCCCAAACTTACATCCCTGGATCGCGAAAAGTCTGGAAATCAGATATTGGTGTTAAAGCAACTATAGACCATAAGACATATACGTCTTTAATTGCACTCATTGATCGACAGGGATATAGCTACAATACACAAAAGGAGTAAAGATGAGTGGATTATTAGAAGCGACTTACAGCGTGCCAAGTGCAGGCGAAAGTAGTTTTATGAAATTTCTTAAAGGTGAGAATAGATTTCGTATTCTTGATAAGCCAGTATTAGGTTATCAGTTTTGGCAAGATGATAAAACGCCAGTTAGGATGAAGAATGCAGGAGATGCGCCAGCGGGTGAAAAACCAAAGCATTTTTGGCAGATTCCAGTTTATAGTGCTAATTCAGTCAAGGTTCTCGACATTACTCAAAGTACAGTCCAGAAGCAACTTACAGAGTTAGATCGCAATAGTGAGTGGGGTAACCTTAAAGACTATGATGTGATTGTCACTAAAAATGGTGATGGAATGGAGACTACTTATACAGTAACACCATGTCCAAAAGTACCATTAAACAAGGAAGCAGAAGAGTCTTATGCGGCTTTTAAAAAGACGTATGATGCAGAAAAAGTATTTGAGGCTACTCCAACTGCGGAAGCTGATGATGAGTTGCCTTTTTAATGCCTTCTAAAGCATCACGTAAAGGTTATCAAGGTGAAGTCGAGGTCGTGGAATTGCTCCGTGAACTCGGCTTCATTGCCGACAGATCCTGGGGTAGTGATGGTCGTAGTTTTGGCGAAAAGAGTGATATAGATGTTAAGGCTACCAAAGGTGACCTAACAATTTTAGTGCAGGTAAAGAGAAGGAAAAAGATTGCAGATTTTTTGTCATTTAGGAATGCAGATATAGTCATGGTCCGTCAAGATCGTAAACCTTGGTTGTGGATTGTAAAGCATGAATGGATGAAGAAATTATTTAAAAGCGGGATCGTAGAAACCCATAAACCCGAAAATGGCGTGTCTAAAGATCGTGATAGTCGTGATCCCGCTGAACTATTATAAGGAGAGAGAATGCCACATCCCATGAAACCAAATTTAAGAGCATCCTTAGTTGAAGTAGTAGGTGATTGTATAGAGAAGGTGTTAAGAAAAACGCTATCTAATGAAGATTTGAGAATGGACATTGCCATAGAAGTATGCGATGAGGTCTTGCGAGAAATAGATAAAAAAGGAGAGAAATAATGAGTTTATGTTGTATTGCGCCTATTAAATGGACAGATATATGTACTAATTGTTTAGAACATTGTGACGAGCAAGAAATAACGGATGAAGAGTTAAGTTATTTAATTCAAAGTCTTCATCCACAATTTGATGATAAAAAAAGAGAGGAATAATGAGTTTATTTAATAACATAGAAGAAGTTCAGAGTGAAGAGTTCTGCTGGAATGCATATCAGCAAGATATTCTTAAGCGTAATATAAAAAAATATATTACACTAGAAAATGCTATAGTTACTTTAGATGCTGAAATCGCTAGTTTAACAACCACAGTTGAATGTTTACAAGAGCTAATAAACTGGGATAGCGAATGAAATACGAAGAATATAATGCATTTAGAAAGGAATTCTTTGTAAAAGCATCCCAGATTAGTGATAGCAAAAGCATTGAATACACTATTAGCAACGAAGATAAGTTTTATAATTTTAAGCATGTTGCGGAGCGGCTTGGAATTTCAGCAAAGCAGGCATTAATAGTATATGTTTTAAAACATATCGATGCGATTTGTAACGATGCAAAAACAGGTAAAACTCATAGCGATGAAACCACATACCAACGATGTTTAGATGTAATGAATTATATGGTTTTGTACGCTGCGATGGAAAAGGATAATCCAAATGCAAATAATATTGAACCAAGTAGAGATTCAAGCAGCAAAGATATTAGCGCAAGCAAAAATGGATCAGAACCAGGCCAATGGAATGATCTCAAGCGGAACACGTAGTTTAGAAATAGATTTACGAGGTGTTAGTGGTGAATTAGCAGTCTGTAAGAAATATAACGTCTATCCAGATTTTATAGTTGGACCACATTATAGTGGTTATGATTTAGTAGTGAATAAGATAAAAATAGATGTCAAAACAACTAAGTATTATAATGGATACTTGCAGGCTAAACTTAAAAAAAATGTAAATGATTGTGATGTATTTATATTAGTTCACGATGATAGTCCACGTTTTACGCTGTTAGGATGGATAAGATCTGTAGAACTGCTTACCAAAGAAAATATTCAAAATACAGGTTATGGTGATAAATACACATTAGTAGTAGATCAGCTACGACCAATGCAGGAATTCCTTAAAGATGCATAGTATGACGAAAGGTAAAATTGGTGAGCTGGCCATACGTCAAGATTTACTATCTAAAGGATATAATGTATACTTACCAGAAGTAGATGTAACACAGGTAGATATGATTGTAGAGACAGCAAGTTTTTCAATAAGAAGAGTGCAGATTAAGTGTGTGACTAAGTTACGAAGAGGTACAGCAATTGAGGTAGATACGACAAAGTATAAAGATACAAAGCGTGTAGATGTAGTGGCGATATACTTTGAGCCAAAGAATATAATTGCCTATGTACCATACGAGAATACGCATGCAATTAGTTTAGCGTTGAGTACAGGTAAAAACAATCAAACAAAAGGCAGGAAGTGGTTTTATTCATACGAATACTTTCCTGAGTTTAGCTAATGAATGAATTAAAAATAAAGTATGCAGGTAGTATTGATTATGACGATGACGATGGTGAGTGGACTGACGATATTATTTGGGGTAACAATTATAAAGATTTTATATACGATATGAAAAAACACATGAAAAAACGGAAGAATAGTAATGTGTTTTTCGCAGCAAAGTATTCAGGTCAAAACCATACAGAGCGTGATATAACTTCTAAAGTAAAAGCCGATTGTGCTTGATTATTTTATAAAGTCTACTTCGGCTGATAATGACGTAATTACTAAAACTAAAAAGAATTTAGATGCTGCATTGGCTGATAAATATATTTTCTATTGTCTGACCTGTAAACGATGTTGGGAAAAAACAAAGACTAGGTGGGACGATAGCATTAGATATTATGATAATTTTCCAAGTTATAAGAAGAAAAGAAAAATATGCTTAAGATGTACGCCTGACAAAAATGTGAAACTTAAGGATGAAACCTAGGTTGGCCCTGGTGGACACAGCCGTGTCAGGCGTTCGTATGCTTGATCTATTTAGTGGGATTGGTGGATTTCATAAAGGATTTGCGCAGGCAGTTGCAGAAAGGATTGGTTTACTAGTGAATAACAGGAGTCAATAAACAGGGATTTTATCAAGAACAGACAAAACAAAAAGACAAACAAGGAGAGAAGATGAGTAGAACAAAGCTACATGGTCAAAACTATGTATTGAAAGATGGAAAACGAGCCGCTAGTGTCACTACAATTATAAATAATCAGCTCGGATGGAATAAAAACACATTAATATCTTGGGCAAAGCGGATCACCGCTCAAGGAGATGATGCGGACGAGGTCATGCGTGAAGCGGGTCACATAGGGACATTGTGTCATCTAATGATTCAAGGTTATTTGGATGGTTTTGATGTGGATACACGTGATTATTCACCAAACCAGGAAGAGCAGGCACTAAAAGCATTTGTAGGATTTAGGAATTGGTACGATAAAACTAATTTTAAAGCACTGAAAAATGAATTTGCCTTAGTTAATGAGGAATTGCGGGCAGGTGGTACAGTAGACTGCATTGGCAAAATTGAAGATGATTTAGTTTTAGTTGATTGGAAGACGAGTAAAGGTGGACCATACCCAGAAATGATAGTGCAATTAGGTGCATATACTATGATGTTTGAAGCTGCACAGCCTAAAGCAAAGGTTGCATATGGCGTTATTATGAGGTTTGGTAAAGAAGATGGGAAGTTCCATAAGCATGTTATTAGCCGTGAAAAGCTAGACGTTGGCGCGCAAGTATTTAGGCATTGTTGTGCCTTGTATTCATTGCGTAGGCAACTGTGACACGTCCTAGCGATGTATTTTCTAAGATAACAAACAATGGAACACGAGCTTACTGCCCTAAATGCGATAAGAAAGAAGAGCGCATTCAAGGTACGATACAGATTAATACAGAATATGCATTCTGTCATAAATGTCTAGGCCATTGGGATTTTCTTGGAGAAGTAGATCGAACGGCAAAGGTAGAATATAAATTAGAGAATACCACTCCCAAAGTAACCAGTAAGGAAGTAGAAAAGAGTGGTTACATTGAGGCGCGAGAAAAATTTATACAGCATTGGGTTCAAGTAGTAGACGAGTTGGACCTGCCCTGGAATAAAAAATGCTTAGATATGCCAATTGGAATACGCAGAGATGAGAAGAAACAACCACAATTAGTATTCCAAATCAATGATAACCATGTCAAATATCATAAAGGATCGCAGTTCGGTGATGCAAAATGTAAGGTATTTGGGACTCCGCATCTCTTAAATAAGTACCTACTCATCTGCGAAGGTGAGAAAGATGTTATCACCGCTTACTGTAATGGCGTACCTGCGCTAACGTTTACGTCTGGTGCGGGTGCGCTGCCTGCTACATTAACCTTACCGCCTCAATATAATAAGGTATACATTGTGTACGATAACGATGAAAAAGGCGAGGAAGGTGCAAAGAAACTAGCTAAAAGGCTTTTTGATACTGGTATTGAATTGCACATTATTAAGTGGGTGGATAAATCAGATAGGTACGATGTAACAGATTGGTTTAATGATGGCCATACAATGGAAGAGCTAATTGGATCTTGTGTGCGATTTGGCGATAAGCCTGAAGATCTCGGTGGAATGCGCAGGTTTAGTCCTAGTGAATTTGCCAAGACGTTTCATAAAATGCCAGAACCGATCATTGAGAACCTATTGTTTGAGAAGGATCTTATGGGGTTAGCAGGTGGGACAAATGTGGGTAAGTCTGTGATGAGTATGCAGCTGTCCGCGTGCCTTGCTATGGGAGTGCCGTTTATGAACTTCCGTATTCCAAAGCCACGGAAGGTGATGCATGTGCAGTTTGAGTTGAAAGATGAGAGCTTTCGTGTGCTGATTGAGCGGACCGCAGGACATATACTGGAGCAGTACCCAGTAGAAGCAAAGAGATTTGAGGAGAATTGTAGCATTTTAAGTAGTGGGCAGATCGATGTCTTTACAGACAAGTGGGATCAGATCGATAGCAACCTAACCTTTGAGCCACGTGATGTGTTGGTCGTAGACAATCTATATACGAGTACCAATAAGAATGTAAGCAAGAACCAGGATGTAATGGATTTGCTTCGTAGGATGGTTAATCTGAAGAACAAACACAATGTGGCGATTGTCATTGTGAGTCACCATAAAAAGCTTGGTGAAGCGAGTCCTTTGGACGTAAGCCATATGTTAGGTGGTAGCGCGTATACGAATCACCTGGATGGCATCGTACAGCTTGCAAGCAGTAGCCGTATGCCTGGACTTAAGGTAATGAAGATTACGAAGGTGCGTAGCCAAAACGATCTGCATGGAGTGCCAGTTGGAATCAAGTTGCATAATGTGAGTGAAGGTCCGCTATACTTCGAGTATATGAAGCCACTACCCAAGAATGAAATGTTTTGGTACACAGATCCGCATGAGTCGATTGAAGAAAAAGTTCTCAATGCAGTTATGACAGATGGTCATAATTTTAGTAGCAATGCGTTTGCTTCTGCGCTGGAATCGGTGGCTGGACTCAACAGTAATAAAGCAGTATATAATTGGCTAGAAAGAATGGAAAATCAAGGTTTAATTATGAAGGTTTCTCATGGAAACTATAGAAAACTTGAGAGTGAATTGGATGGATTCCAGGAATAGTCGTTGTGTGGAGAAGGAGAATATGGAGAAAATGAAGAATATGATATTCTCCTTGGTGTTTTGCGAGGAGAAAATAAAACGTGCTTGTATATATAAGAGAGAGAGATATTCTCCATATTCTCTATATTCTCCATCCTAGGATCATTGGTGATTTACGCTGAAAAATGTCCATTATCGGAGAAAAAGGATAAATCCTGCGAATGGGCATTAATGGCTAGTGATGGACTGCGCTGTGGCATGGTGATTGAGTGGTATGAAGACACACGAGTTTGCAATTTAGATCGATGCTGGATACGAATGATGAGTCGAGATAAGTTAGCTTGGAGAAATAGAATGATTAAGAAGAAAAAAAAAATAACGCTGGCCAGATAATATAATAACGTTAGTTTCAACAATAATAAATAAAAAAAAATAACGCTGACCATATAATATAATAAACTGAGTATTGTTACCATAATACATGCAAAAAACACCAAAAAAATGAATAAATATATCTTTTTTAAAAAATTGCGCATAATTTTTATTATGTATAATAGACTTCAAAAAACATTAAAAAAGAGGCCAAAAACACATGAAAAAATTAACGTTAATTAGTCAATGTTTCTAATTTTTGCATAAGTTAGGCAAGCATTAACGTGTAAAGCTCTTTATAGTTTTAAAGCTTCTAAATTAGCCGTTAACGCTTGCCAAAATGTTTTACCTTGTTAGGATTCGAACAAAAAAAAACCCGCATTTCTACGGGTCTTTTTAGTGGCATTTATGGGTTTTAATTATTCATCTATTGCAAATATTACAATTAAAGCAATAATGAAATAAAAAACTAATTCCATATGAACCGGACCAACAAAACCATAAATGATATTACAAGGTAGTAATCCAAGAATCTGATAATCCTATTCATATTCATTTAGATTTGTTGCGTTATTAATGCGCTTTAATTGTTGATCCATATCTGAATGAGAATCTTTAGCCCAATGACTATACGTATATTTTTCTTTTAATTTACGTTTAGCAAATTCATAATTATTTTTTGATTCTTGCATTTTGTTTAATGTATGTAAGTATATATATTTTACATCAAACTGTACCTCTTCAATCTCATTAATAAAATTAACTAATTCTATCGCGCATTCGTGCGCAGCTTCATTCAATTTCATATGATCATGTTTTTTTTGCATTGCGTTTTTTATTTTTATCATTGTATTACCTCTCTCTGTTATCATTAATTAATTACAAACCCGCTTGTATCTTTTTTCGCTTTACCTTTGGCAATTAAACCAACAATACTATTTTTGGGATCTAAAAATCTTAGATCGTGTTTGTCTCCATTAATTACTCTAGTGTTTAAAAATGTTTTAGGTAATTCATTTCTAAAAACAGCAGCAATGTTTAATCCATTGACAAGCGCGCTTTGGGTTTCCTTGTGATTACTCTCAGCACGTGAGAAAGTGAGATTATAATTAGATGGTATATTTTTTCTATTATATATTTTTGTGTAATCATAAAATGTATGATCTGAGAAAGTTTCAATAATTCCGTAATTTTCCCAACGTATGTCTGAGGTTCCATTCAATCGGAAAGCGGGTTTAAAACCTTTTTTTAATGCTGATTTGATTGCGCTCTCCATCTCTTTTTTTAGTTGGTCCAAAAACGCGCTTCTATCATTAAAAAAAAAATTCGTTCTATTTAAGCGCGCTTTATGGATTGGATTAAAGTTTCCTTTTTTATCGTACACCCATTGACCGCGCCCGCTCTCATCTAAGCAGCTTGCAATGCAACCAGGCGTTGCCGCCGGACATACATTATTACCGCTTTTTTTTGATGGTGATAAATGCATTATATAGGTAGCATATCCTAAAGCTAATGACTTATTGGTTTTAGTGTTTCCAGTTGGTTGTGTTAATAGTTTCATTTATTACCTCTCTTTAGTTTCTCTTGTTTTTTGGCATGATCTATAATCGATAAAAATAATATAAAAAATATATTTAACCCAATTATTGAAATATTATCGAAGCTATTTGAATTTAATTTAATGCCAATCATAAATATTAATTGACTAGCAAGTAAAAATTTTAGATTGTCTCTCATGTTAAACCTCTCTCTTTAGTGTATACGATCTCTCCAATCGCGTCTGAATGTAATGAATTAAAAAAACCTTGTCAACGCCTAACTAGATAAAATTTATCTATCTAATCAAAACTAAAAAGGGATTGAACGTACAATTAATTTAGTCAATGTTTTTTTCTAAATTACAAACGTAAAAAATTAAGTCTTTATATTACGACACTTAGAGGCAAATATTTATGCGCATAACATGTATTATGTATAATAGAATCGGATAAACCAAGGCAGAACTCGATTTGTGCGACTTACCGCATCTCAAATTTTTTCTCTTCTTTTATGTCAACACGTGTGCTTAACTTATGCTATGGAAGAAGTTTGGTCTAACCTAACAGACGAAAATACAGACAGGTGGTTGCATGCAATTGACCGCGCAGATCGGTATCATCTCAAGTTGCTAGTATTTCGTAGTGGTATGGTTGAACCTGAACTTCGTCAACTCCAATTAGCTGCACACAAGTTTTATGATCTCCTGTCACCACAAGAATTGCGTGTATTCAAGAAACGCACTTTAGGTCATACATTTGTAGACATTGCAGTGGAGATGGAGATAACAGAATCAAGCGTTAAGGAGTACTGGCGCAGAACTTTAAAGAAAATCGGTGATGTCATCGAAAAGACTAGTATTGATGAAGAAAAAGAACGTTGATCCAGACAAAGTAAGGATGCTCGCATCATTTGGGTGTAAATATATCGATATTGGTAAATATTTCGAAGTCGGAGAAGCATACATACGTAAAGACTTCAAGGAACAGTATGAATCTGGCCGTGAAGACATGAAATTCAAGCTACGAAGAGCTATGTGGACATCTGCAATGGAGAATAATTCTATTGCGATGCAGATCTTCATGGCAAAGAATTATTTAGGTATGAGTGATAAAACTGCCGTTGACATGACTACAAACTTACAATCCGTGTTACAGGAATGTGGTTTTGAGGAGAACCCACTTGATAAAGAAAATAATAAACAAGAAAAAGCTATGGAAGATTTTGGGTTACAATCCGACTCCACAGCAGTTGGAAGTGCATAGCAGCAAATCTCGTTTTCGTGTTTGCTTGATGGGCAGACGCTCTGGAAAAAGTTTTATGGCAGCGCATGAGATACTGCCCTGGTTACTAACCCCGAATACTCGTGGTTGGATTGTTGGTCCAAACTATGCTCTTGCGAACAAGATTGCTCGTGAGGTAAAGCACGTGATAATGACGCAATTGCGTTTACCTTTAGAGTCAAAGAAAGAGATTTCGGGTGACTTGTATTACATGAAGTTAGCTGGACTTAATTCTGAGTTATCTGTGAAGTCAGCAGAAAATAAAGAATCGCTCATTGGAGATGGTTGACCGAGAGGTCAATCATAATACTTTGGTGTCGATTATCTTATCATTGATGAAGCAGCTCTCATCCCACGTAGTACGTTTGAAATGTACCTTAGACCTACTTTAGCGGATAGGCAAGGGTGGTGTTTGTTTACATCCACGCCTCGCGGATTTAACTACCTACATCGTCTCTACGAGTTTGGGAATAATCCAGAGCATCCAGATTGGTCTTCGTGGAGATTTCCTAGTACACTATCTCCATATTTTAAAGATGACCATGAAGAACTAAAGCGGACCTTAACAAAAGAGACATACTTGCAAGAGATATTGTGCGAATTTCAATCCTACTCAGGGAAAGTATACCCATTAAACAGAGAAACCCAAATCCGCGATGATGTGAAGTACGATCCATCGAAACCAGTATACTGTGGCTTAGATTTTGGATACAGGCATAGTGCTGGAATTATCGTTCAAATTCACAATCGTGAAAAGAATTTTGCTGAGATACATCAAATTGACGAGGTGGACCTGCAAAACACGCGAACAGAAGAGTTTGCACAAAAACTTAACTCACTTGGATACGAATACACTGGTATATGGGGAGACCCTGCGGGGTCAGGTACTAATTTGCAGTCAGGAATTAGTGATTTGCAGGTGTTTGCTAACCACAACCTACGAGTGAGCATAAAGCGTGATGCAGTCACTAGAAACGTAGTCTCTGGTGTATCCCATGTGCGTAGATGGTTTGAAGATGCAAATGGACAGCCACACTTCTTTATTAATCCTAAATGCAAAAAAAGCATTGAATCGTACGAGAATTATCATTACCCAGAGCATCGAGAAGATCAAACACTACGCCATGAACCTAAAAAAGATGGTAAGTTTGACCACCATTGCGATGCCCTTAGATTTTTGTTAACAAACTTATTTCCAATGAAAAATAGACACGCTGGTGTCATCGATTTCTTTTAAAGGTAGAATATGCTTACAATACAAGATCAATCAGAAGGTGCGATATTAGGCGCACTGAAAGAACATTTAAAATACGTTGAAGATGAGCGTACTCGCGAGCGCGATTACCTTCTAGACTTTTACGAGGGAATCAATATTGATCACTATGTTGGTGATTTTTTTGGTTCAGAGACACTTCGTCAAACTGTGACTCCTCAAAATAATTTAACGAGGCGGGTTTGTTCTTTACGTGCAATGACGTACAAAAGACCACCTCGGATGCGTACTAGCGATGAGTATATGGCTATGATTGATAAATATAGTTTAAATGCGCAGCGTAGAATGCTAGAAAAGCTTACATTTTTATTAGGCAACATGGCTTTTCGTAGCAAATGGAATGAAGTTAGTCAAAAAGTAGAATATGAAATACTGTCTCATTTTACACCATTATTTTTAGCAGGTGACTCAAGAGATAAGCCATTTGGCGTTATGTATCCTATCGAGAACCAAGGCAACGCACGCGTAGAGCAAGTTATGTATGCTGTGTGGACAGAAGAGCGTTATGGTGTTCCAGGAAGGCATTTCTTAGTAGATGGAGAAGGCAAGGTTGTTAGTGTGAACGAATCAGACATTAATCCATATTCAGTATTGCCAGTGACGTTTTGCCATCGCTATCCACCTGTTCGCGACTATCATGTAGGAAACGCAATGGATGTTGTTCAAACAGATCTTGCAGTAAATGTTGCATTATTGGAATTGGGATTAGCTATCAGATATGGGTGTTTAGGCATTAAATATATTAGTGGAGTGGATGACCCATCACGAATTTCTATTGGTACAGATAAAATTTTATATTTACCAGAGCAAGCAACTTTTGGTGTCACTTCTAGTGGTGGTAACCTAAATCAAATTATTGATGCAACTCGATTTTTAGTCGAGACAACACTAAATAACAACCACATTCGCGCAAAATATGCGCGTGATGACTCAGGTAATGCGCCAAGTGCAAGCTCACTTTCTATATTGGAAATGGAGAACATGGACGAGCGTGCTGCAATGACCGAAGATACGTGGAGACCCTGGGAACATCAAAGATTTGAAGTAGATAAGCGTATTATTGCTGTAGAGACAAATCGTAACGTAGGTGACGAGTACAGTGTTGATTTCCTAGAGCCAAATTACGCATTAACACCTGAAGCAGAGATTATGCTATGGGATTGGCGTTTTTCACGTAATTTAGCAACACCTCTGGATTGGTTTTCATATCATAATCCAGATGCTTCACCAGAGGACTTAGCTCGTTTTGAAGAACAGCAAGTAGAAGCAGATAAGCCAGATCCAAAGCAAAATCGTTTATTAAATATTTTATCTTCTAATGGCAACGATAGACCAGTCAATTAATAGTTATGAAAGCGGTATTGAAAGCGCAATTGCTGAATTTCAACAAGATATTGAAGAGTTGGAAGAAGAAGGCTTATCAACAGCAGAGATCCTGGGTATTATCGCTGCGATTGACTTTACGTCCTATTTTGTTGAGGAGTTACGTTTCTCTACCTCGATTAACACCTTTATGGCTACAACGGAAGATATTCTTAGAGATTTGCCGTTTTTTGGGTCTACATCCGAAGTCCAACTCTTGGCTTTACAGAATTTACAAAGACAGGGAATTGTAGGCGTGACTCGTTCCGTGGCAAATACAATGCAGAACGCAATGATTTCAGGTATTTCTGGTGGATTAAAAGGTGAACAGTTAAAAAATGTAATCCGAGCATCTATTAAAACAAATATACCACGTGTAGAAAATGTTATTGGAACTTTACTTGGTGATTATAGAAGATCTATTGTTGCGACAATGGCAACAGACTTACCTGAAGACACTTTATATGACTATGTTGGTCCAGATGACGAAAAGAATCGGAAAGTATGCAGGACTTTTTTATCAAATGATCCGTTTACTCGCGAAGAAATACGCGCTATTAAAGAAGATGGCTTTGAACATGGCGGTGGAGTCCGATGTAGACACTATTGGTATCCAGTAAATGTTTAATCTACCAAACATATTAAAATTTAGTAACTCGGATGTTAAAAAGATGGCAAAGAATGTTGTTGAAAATCATAAAAAACAAATTGCTAAAGGAAAAGGTTTTAATAATAGTGCATTCCGAGACTATTCTACTAGCTATGCAAATCGCAAGAAAGGTGGTCAAAAACAACCTGTTACATTAAGAGATACTGGTAAAATGCTAGATGCGTTTGATGTCCAGAAAACTTCAGTAAAAAAAAATCAAGAAATACAATTTTTATATGGTATTAAGAAAAACAAGCAAGGAACGAAGTTGTTTAATCATAATGAAGGGAAAGAGGGAATGAAAAAACGTTCTATTGCAGAGGAACAAGAATTAGGCGATGAAGTAGAGAATGGCATCGTCAAAGACTTCGCCAATATTATTGGCAAGAACCTATCACGTATGAGCAAGACACACGTTACAATAAACACATAGGAGGACAGATGTCCGAAGAACAAAATCAAGTTGCACAGGAAGTGCCAGCACAATCAGTTGAATCTGAAGTGCCAGAATCAAAAGAGCAGACCCAACCACTCGAAGTTGGAACACTGATCGCTGAATCTAAAAAGTATCGTGGAAGAGCGCAATTGGCTGAAACGGAACTTGCTAAGATTCGCAAAGAAATCGAGATAACACGTATTTCTCAATTAGAAGAACAGGAGCAATGGAAATCTCTTGCCGAGGAGCGAGCTGCAAAGCTTGCAGAACTTGAACCTATTGTAACTGCTGCGCACGCCCAGGAAGCTGATCTGCGCGCAGAACTTCTTAGTGAAATACCAAAAGATGAGCATGAAACATTTGGAGAATTACCTTTAAATGCACTTCGTGCTGTGGTAAGTAAATTAAAAATACAACGCGTTGCGGTTTCCAATGCTCCATCTGCGCCAATGAATGACAATAATGTCCAATTGGGCAAAATTAAAGATTCAGACAGGCATATGAATTGGGGTAATATATTGGAATCGTATAAACGCAAAAGTTAAAGGAAGTTTAAAATGGCTGATGGAAACGTAACACCAACAACCGCTGCGAAATTCATACCTGAATTATGGCGAGATGCTATACTAGATTACGCGGAGCGTAAGTTCCAACTGCGTGATCAGGTAATGGATTTTTCTTCTGAATTACCAGCGGGAGATACTTTACATATCCCAAAGGTTACAGAGGAAACTGCTGCAGGAAAAACGGCAGGAACTGCGGTAACATACACAAATAACACAGATGGCGAAGTCACTATTGCTGTCGATCAACATCATTACGAAGCGAAGAGAATTGACGATATTGTACGTGTACAAGAGTCAGCAAATCTCTTTGGGGCATATGCTCAGTCGATGGGATACGCTCTTGCAAAGAAAGTAGAAAACTACTTAGCAGTAAGTGTTCTACAAGCTGCAACTGGCAATGATATTACGTTAGCAACCGATAATGTGATGACAACCGCATTCTTGCGCGATGGCTTAAAGAAATTACTTGCAGCAGGACACGATTATGCTGATGGTGAAACCTTTCTTTATGCTTCGCCTTCTGCGTATATGGGTCTATTAGGTCTTCAAGACTTTTATGATGCAGGACGTAGAGGTGATGGTCAAAATCCTAATGTTTCAGGATCTACTGGAATGATTTATGGGATGCCAACGTATATCTCGACAGATTGGGATGATGATGGTGGTACAGGTGATGAAACTGCGACTATCTTCAAAAAAGAGTCGGTATACATGGCGATGCAAATAGCACCTCGTGTGCAGTCAAGCTATGATTTGGATCATTTAGCCACTTCGGTGGTTGCCGATATTTTATTTGGCGCATCCTTATCACACGCTGCTAATAGCACTTCACTTGGAGTTGTAAACTTCGCTAACCCATCTTAATAGGTTAGTAGTTTAAATGAGCGGACCTTTCATTAGGTCCGCTCGCTATAAAAGGAATAATGATGTTATATTTTAAAAGAAAAGATGGATCTGTATTTGGAAAGTTAGATAGTATTAACAAGGACATGATCAGTGGTTTTTTAAAAAAAGGTTATGAGCGTTGTGATAAGAAAGGTACAGTTGCCAAACCTAAAAAAGCACTTGTTTTGAAGAAAAAGAAATGAGGACAAACGATTTTTTTTGTCATCCATGTAGGTATATATGGGAAATGGTATGGTCTAAAAATGAGACAATAGCGTGTCCTAAGTGTAAATGCAAAAAAGTGCGTAAACTAATAGCAAGTCCAATAATACATAGTAAATCAATATCTGATTCTAGTTTACGAGATGAAGGTGTTGTAGATTAAATAACCGAAATGCCCATGAGAATAGTCAAGCTCGGTAAGGCATTCAAAGGAGAAACAAGATGGCTGATCTTTCTAAACATTCAGTAGTTGAATCACTGAATATGTCTAGTTCTGCAACTCATTCCGTGCAATCCGCACAAAGCGTAGCCACTGGCACAGAATATAATTTAAATGTAACGCCTGTCCACAGTATCATATTACAACCTAGTGTGGATGTTTATTATGGTTTTAGCGCATCTGCAAGTGACATGATAAGTGCATCTAATAGTTTATACTTATCAGGCGGGAACACAATTTATGAATTAAATGTGCCACAAGGTATTGGTAGCACTGTCTATTTACATTTACTTGGCAAAGGTGCAACTTCAGTAGTTCGCATCGTTTTAGCGTAAGGAGCTTATCATGGCATCATTTAAAAATTTAATTAGTAATACATCTGCTCAAATTTCTTCAGGTGGAACCATCACAGGAGATATTGTCATTAATGGAGATCTCCAGGTTGATGGCGGTGGTTCACTATCATTTGACGAAATTATTCAAGGTACTTCCACTATAAAAGTCACCAATACATCAGCTTTCTTGATAGAAAAGGCAGATGGGACAGATGTTTTTACTGTTGATACTACTAATTCACACGTTGGAATAGGTTCGGCTATTGTTAGTTATTCTGATGCTATTACTACATCCCAAACTTTAAGCGTAGGTGAGAATCAAGATTCATCTGATAAATTAGCTAGTGTGCAAATTATAGGTAGAGGCTCGAGTAGCACCGACACTTTAGGAGCATTAGAGTTTATTAATACTAGAAGTGGTTCAGGAGTTGTTTCATCAATCGTTGGTGGACGATTTAATGGGAGTGCAGCATCAGATGGAAGTCTTTCATTTAATACAAAAAATGGAAGTTCACTTACTACCAAAATGACTATTAATGATGTTGGTAGTGTCGGTATCGGTCACGATTTATCATCACATACACAAAGATTAGTTATTAAGAAAGACGCTGCAGCTACAACATTAACTGCAGGAGCTTTGGTAAATCTAGTAAATGCACAATCTGGTAATGGTAACGTAGCTTCTATTAGGTTTTCAGGGACAACCCAAAACGCTTTTATAGGATATTTTGATAGTGCAGTTGGAGCTTCTTCTCAAAGAATTGCTATTGGAGTTGGTTCTGCTGGGACAGGTACTGGACAATTAGTCATTAATGGTGTGGGAAATATTGGCATCGGAGCTACAGATATACCTTCTGCTTTATTTATAGCAAGAGACCAAGCTACGGCATTTAATGGGGCTACGGATGATGGTCAAGCTACTGTTGGCTCAACTATAACAATAGCTAACAACAATACAGGAGCTAATACTTTTGCACAATTAAATTTTCAAGTAAGTGCTTCTAGTGGAAGAGGAGTTGCTAGAATTGTAGGTATTCGAGAAGCCTCACAAACATCTGCGTTAGCTTTTGTAACGGAAAATAGTAATACTGCTTCTGAAAAAATGAGAATTACTGGTGCAGGTGATATAGTAGTTTCAAGTGGAATTATAAAAGTAATAAAGTCAGGTTCTTATATTACTCCAAGTGTTGTAACACCTGATGCAGTTGTCCAAGATATTGCAACAGCAAGTAGTAGGCTTCAACTACTATACAGGGGAGGTCAAGGAGCTTCTAAAGGGTCGGTTGTTGAACTTGGTGGAGTGATAGATGATGGTGTTAGTGCGACTTCAATATTTGGAGTTGTTGCTGGTATAAAATCAAATGCTACGAGTGGTGATGATAAAGGAACTTTAAGACTTGCTACAAATAATGGCACAGCAATAACTACAGCCTTAACTATTAATGAATCGCAACAGGCAACATTCGCTGGTACTATTGCTTCTTCACCCTCAATAACAG